GATTGGATTTACAAAAACGGTGTAGATTATTTGAACAAGCCTACGAACGGAGTTGGAATGATTGAGAACGCTATTAAGGATTGGTTGAACGGTGTGCAACTCACGCCGGAGTCAGCAGTATTGGCTCTCATCGCTATAAAGTTGGCAGCCGAGTTTGACTCGAAGCCTCACACATCTACCGCAGCTGAACTTCGCAAGACAGTTCTCGAGATCATGCGTCAACTCAATGGCTCAATGCCAGAGTTTGACCCACTGGCGGAGATGCTCACGCGCTAATGCAACTTCCCTCCAGGTTCACGCCACCGCTGTCCGAAAACTTCCCTTCCGATGGCGACCGGCTTATTGACCTGCTGGCCTTGTGTTGGGTGACTCCCGAAACGGATGAACCTATCCCCCTCGACGACTGGCAGAAGTGGCTACTGCGTCACGTTCTGGAACGATACCCGGCAGACCATCCAGAACATCCGGGCGAGCTGCGTTATCGCCAGGTTGTTGTGAGCATGGGCAGGCAGAATGGCAAGTCGGTTCTTGGTGGTGCGCTGGCTCTTGACGCTTTGACGTTCCATAAGGGCGATGTGATTAGCCTGGCATCGAGTCGCGAGCAGGCCACGATTATTTACACCCGAGTCAAGCACGTCATTGACCAGACCGCTTGGCTCTCGAAGCGTTACAAGAAAACAACCGAGACTCGAGGCATCGCCAAGACCGATGGCTCGGGCAAGTATAAAGTTTCACCAGCTCGAGAAGCGGCCATGCAAGGTATCACTATGGTTCGTTGCATCCTCGACGAAGGCCACCTAGCAAAGCAAGGTATTTGGACTGCTGCAAAGAAGGGCACGTCGGCGGTCGATAACGCTATGGTGCTAATGATTACAACAGCAGGCGATCAAGAATCTAAGACCCTCATAGATCTCTACAACACCGCCGACCAAGTGATAACTGACCCGAGCGTGAACGAACGCTTCGGCGCGTTCATCTGGGAGGCACCGGCATCGTCAGAGTTGACTAACCCCGAAGCAATCAAGGCAGCGAACCCGGCGGTGGAGTGTGGTCGAATACCCCTTGAGCGAGTGCTACAAGACATTACGACCAGCCCGGAACACGAAGTGCGTCGATACACTCTCAACCAGTTCATCAGTGGCACGCGCGAAACTTGGTTGGCCGGTGAACTATTCCGTCAGGCCTCAGGAAATGGCATCAGCGAAATCTCAGGCTCGGTTCTTGGTATAGACATCACACGCAACTTCGAGCACGCCACGATTGCAGCTGCGAAACGAGTCGGTGACGAATACGAAACTGAGCTTGTGGCCTCGATGGTGAACCCGACCGAGGACAAGATAGTCGACATGATTGTTGGCATCTGTCAGAAGCACGCGATCAGCGCGGTGGCTCTCGATGACCGAGGTATGCATTCGATACATCGCAAGCTCAAAGAGCGTGGCATTCCAGTTTGGAATCTTTGGAATAAGGAAATAAACACTGCGTGTATGACGGTTTACTCGATGTTCGCTAATGGTCGAGTGCACCATAACGACGACCCACTCCTGCTAGTTCAGAACGGTCGAGCAGTTGCTAAGTATGTTGGCGAGTATTGGCAGATTTCACGCAAGGACTCAATCGGTGACATCGACGCTCTCCTGGCAACTTGCTGGGCACTTTATGTCGCGTCTGCTCAAGGTGTCGGTGGGATAGGTGTATACTGAGTTTGTCCTCCAGACATTCACAGCGTTGGGGGAGAGAATGCGTTGAGGAATCCCCAACACTTAACGGCTCTCCCTCAACTGCGTGAAACTATTTGCGACACGCCACGTCGAATCGGTCATAGCACAATAAGGTGTTCTATATGGCCTCACTCTGGCAAAGACTGACCGGCACTGAACCACGCGTCGAAAAGCGTGCAGCTGTGCCCTCTATTCCTGTTCGCTCCGACACTTGGGTAGACACCAACTCGGCTCTCTCCCTCGCATCGGTGTATCGCGCAATCCAAATCATCGCCACCCCAATCTCGAAGGCCTTGCCTCTCGAAACCTTCCGCTATGGTGGAGGCCTCGAGCAGAAGATTGAGAACCCGGTTCTCGTCAATAACCCGAGCTTGTCTGAGTCACGCAAAGACTTCCTATTCTCGAGCGTGAGCAGCCTCGCACTTTATGGCGAAGCGTTCTGGTATAAGTCTTATGACTCGCGCGGTCAAGTCAACGACCTAACCCTCATCCCGGCCAACTCAATCACCGTTCGCCTCGATGGCATAAACGGAATGTCTGGCAACAAAGTTTTCGACTACATGGGTTACACATACAGCACTCGCGAAGTTGAGCAGCTGCGCCTATTCTCGGTTGCTGGAAACTTGCGAGGCCTCGGGCCAATCCAAACCGCAGCCAACGACATCGCCACCGCGTTAGATCTACGCAACTTTGCTTCCACTTGGTTCTCAAGTGCAGGCGTTCCGACCGGAGTATTGAAGACCGGCAAGATGCTCACTAAAGAGCAGGCCGAGGAAATCACCTCAAACTGGCACACCAAACAGGCAACTAGACAACTCGCGGTGTTGAGCGAAGGGTTTGATTACCAGACCATAAACGCCACGCCCCAGGACTTAATGTTCACTCAGGTCGCTGCTCAGTCGACGCAGACTATTGCTCGCTTGTTTGGTGTGCCAGCTCGACTCCTCCTAACCGGTGTCGATGGAACTAGCGACACTTACGCAAACTTGAGCGACGAGCAACAGACGTTCTACCGCCACACGCTCATGGGATACACCAACGCAATCGAAGACGCACTAAGCAACTGCCTCCCTCGAGGAACATCGGTGCGCTTCAACTATGAAGGTCTTTACAAGGCAGACCAGAAGACTCGCTGGGAGATGTATGACATCGCCACTGGTGGAGTTGCCTGGCTAACGCCTGACGAAGTCCGACTCAAGGAAGGACTCTAATGTCTGAAATGGAAACACGCGAAGTCGAGTTTCGACTAGCTCAAGAACCTGGCACTATCACTGGCCTCGCAGTTCCCTATGGTGAAACTGCCGACATCGGTGGCGCATACCAGGAACGCTTCGTGCCGGGTGCAATCCGCTCGGTCGAGAATGTCAAAATCTATTATGGCCACCAGCACGACGACTTGCCGATTGGTCGAGTCATCTCTGGTCGCGACACCGAGGCAGGCTTCGAGATCACCGCGAAACTAACCGCCGGTGTGCAGCGTGCCGATGAAACTCTCGCGCTTATGCGTGACGGAGTTCTAAACAAGTTCTCGGTTGGCTTCGTGCCGATTGAGCAGAGCGTAGACGGTAACGTCGTAACTCGAACCTTCGTTGACCTTAAGGAGGTCTCGGTGGTTGCTATGCCCGCGTTCCAGAACGCATCCATAACCCAAGTTCGCGAGGAGCAGGAAACTGACCCGACCGACGAAACCCAACAAGAAAGTGAGAGCGAAGTGTCTGAAAACACCGAACTCGACGTTCGCGCGATCCAGGATGAGCTTGTAGAAGTTCGTCGCATGGTCGAAGCCAACGCCGCCCCACAGGCTCCGGCACAAATGACCGGCGCATCGTTCCGTAACCAGGCAGAGTTTGCAAAAGCTCTCGTCAAAGGTGACGCAGAAGCAGTAGAGTTCGCTCGCACCGCTTCAACCTCGGCTGACGCTGCAGTTCTACCAGCATGGTATGGCTACATCGACACCCTAATCCGCAACAACCGCCCAACCATGTCGGCATTCTCTCGTGCAGCTCTGCCATCCGCAGGCCTGACCGTCGAATACACCAAAATCGACACCAACACCCTCGAAGTTGGCGAACAAGACCCAGAAAACGAAGCACTTGCCTTCGGTAACCTGACCTTCGACGTTTCTTCGGTTGACGTTTTGACCTATGGTGGCTATACCGCATTCAGCCGCCAATATGTCGAACGTTCACAGGTAAACACTTTGTCGGCCGTATTTGAGGGCTTGTCGATTGCTTACGCAAACGCTACCAACGCAAAGGTTGTTTCAACTCTTGCAGCTCTTGACTGGAATGGCAAGACCTTCACCGCTGACGGTGGCACTGCCGCTTCGCTCGCAACTGGTATCGCCAACGGTGCAGCTTACATCTTCGCTAACAGCGGACTTCGCCCAGAGTTCATCGTGGCAGCTCCAGACGCATACATCGCCATCGTTGGCGTTGGCGCAGCTGACGGTCGCCCGGTCAACCTTCTAAACGGTGCTGGTGTGAACAACATCGGTTCGGCTAACATCGCTGGACTATCTGGCCAGATCTTCGGCCTGCCAATCATCGTTGACCCTCAGCTCGCATCTGGTGTTTGCTACTTGGCTAACTCGGCTGCACTGATCAGCATGGAGTCGGCTGGCTCGCCAGTTCGCCTAACCGATGGTGACATCACCACGCTGACCGACACCGTATCTGTATACGGTTACATGGCTGTCGCTGTTCCACGCGAAGGCGCAATCGTCAAGCTCGACGTTATCGACTAAGACGAACCATGTCAGTGACACTCCAGCAGTTCAAAGATTACGTCGGCACTAAAGACGCTTCAGACTTCCCTCAACTCTGCCTCGACGCAGGTTTGCTCGAAGTCAACCTGATGATTGGCGAGGTTGAAACTGTGCCTAACGTCATCAAGGACGTCTGTGTGCTTCAGGTAGCCTCTGAACACTGGAATCGTCGCAACGCTCCAAGTGGTATCGCTCAGTTCGCTGACGGTTCTGGGCAGGGGATGAGAGTATCGCTCGACACTAAACGGTCGATCTACGCTCAACTCCTGCCCTACCTTGGGTTCAGTGTATGAGTGAAGTCGGTGCTGCGAAGGCCGAGTTGGCTCTGACGCTTCAGGAAGCAGACCTCGATGTCTACTCTTACATTCCTGCACGCGTCACCCCACCGGTCATTGTTATCCGCTCCGGCTCACCATACATAACACCCTCATCAGTTGGTTCAGAGTATCTCGTGAACCTCGAACTACAAGTGGTTGCTGGAACAGCAGACAACGAATCCTCGAGCGATGACCTCGACGATCTAATCGAAGCTGCTCTCCTGGCACTCCCGGCTGACGCAGGCCTGAAGGATGTTTCGGCACCCTACACGCTTGTCGCCAACGGAAACGACTACTTGGCTGCAACAATCGGTTTAGACCTACAAATCTCAATCTAAAAGAAAGGTTTTGACATGGCCGCCTCGACCAGAATCAAAGCAACAAACATCAAGTTCACTATCTCGTCGACCGACTACTCGTGCGACGCAGACAGCATCGAACTAAGCCTCTCCGACGCACCTGGTGGCCAGCAGACCTTCTGTGAAGTTCAGCCCCTCCAGAACTGGATGCTAAAAATGACCGGTATCGCCTCGGGTGACTCAGCATCGCTATACCAGCTTCTATTCGCAAACTACGGAACTGAAGTTGCCTTCAAGGTTGCTCCTAACGGAAACAGCACCGCATCGGCCTCACAGCCAATCTACGAGGGAACGGTCATCTTTGACACCCTTCCTCCTCTGTCGATGACTTCAGGCGACATCATGTCGTTTGACGTGAGCCTAACCGTCAAGAACGCTGTTCACACCCCATCAGCGACCCCACCGGTTTACTTCGGCCTTACCAAGAAGACCAGCTAGTAATGCCTACCGTCGGCGATACCGGCGGTTCTGTTCAAGTCGAGGGACTCCGGGAAGCAATCAAAAGCCTGGAGTCCCTTGGCGCACAGAAGGATGAACTGGTATCCATAAACTTGCAAGCTGCTGAAACACTGATCGCAGCAGCTCGACCGCTTGTCCCACAAAGAACTGGTGCACTTGCTGGAACTCTTAGGGCATCCAAAACTAAGGGTTATGCTCAAGTCGCTATGGGTAACAATCGAGTGCCATACGCTAACCCCATTCACTGGGGCTGGTTCTATGACAAGGAATGGTTCATACAGAAAAACATCAAACCAAATAGGTTCTTGTATCGTGCCTTAGATAACGTCCAGGGGAAAATCATGGCAGACTATGAGCAAGGGTTACAGGAACTCTTTACTAAATACGGACTCGGAGAATAAAAAATGGCAACCATAGATTTCAACAGCATGACTCTAAATGAGATTGAACTCATCGAGCAGCTGACCTCGCGCAATATTGACTCAATCATGGCAGACGACGCTCCACGTGGTCGAGCATTCAAAGCGGTTATTTTTATCTACAAAAAGCGCACTGACCCAAACTTTACATTCGAGCAAGCCGGCAATCTCTCCCTGGAGGAAGCAGCCGAGTTGTTCGGAGGTGAAGAAACTGACCCAAAAGAATGAGAGAGGAGCAAGCTCGACGCAAGGCTGAGTTCTGTGTTGCTACTCGTATGAGTCCAACAGAGTATGAAGCGTTGACACTTTACGAATACAAAGCGTTTATAGAGGCTTTGGGTTCGAGTCGAGGTGAAACCGAATGGCCGCAACTCTAAACTTCAAGTTCGTTGCTAATGCAGCAGGACTCAAAAAGGGTGTCGATGATGCATCCAATAGACTCACTGGCTTTCAGAAGACGACTGAGGGCGTCTCCAAGAAACTGAAGGCCGCTATTGGTGCGGTTACATTTGTGGCAATCATCAAAGGCCTCACAGACGCTGCTAAAGCCGCATCTGAAGACCAGATTGCACAAAACAAACTGGCATTGCAAATCAAAACATCCACTGATGCAACTGATGCTCAAATCAAAGCCAATGAAGACTTTATCCTGGCAACCTCAAAGACCACTGGTGTCTTGGATGATGTCCTTCGCCCGGCATTGGCTAACGCAGTTCGTGGCACTGGAGATCTAAGCAAAGCTCAAGAGTTACTAAAGATTGGACTTGACGGTGCTGCCGCTACTGGCAAGCCATTAGAAACTGTCATGAAAGCCCTGACTCAAGCGCAAAATGGCAACACGACATCGCTTTACAGAATGGCTCCGCAACTAAAAGCAACAAAAGGCGGAGTCGATGACTTTGCCAAATCGGTTGCAGGCGCGGCAGGAACCTCAGCAAGTCCATTTGCCAAGTTTTCTGTTGCTCTCAATGAAGCAAAAGAAACCATTGGTGCAGCATTCTTGCCAGTTTTAGAAAAACTTATTACTACTTTGGGTCCACTGATCGACAAGATTGCACCGACACTTGCCAAACTCATTCAAGGCCTTGCACCAATCTTTGACAAACTGGTCACAGCACTGCTGCCTCTGATTGACAAGTTACTGCCGCCAATCATCGAGCTGCTTGATGCCCTCTTGCCAATCATCATTCCCCTGGCAGAAGGATTGACCGCTGTCCTCATTCCAACCATCAATATTCTGGCTGGAGTTTTCAAAGGCATTGTGACCGTTGTTGGAA